CCGCTCCATCATGCGTCGTTGAAGCTCATCCTCCCGGATCTGCTGCATGGCCAACGCCCGCTGTTCGAGCTTGTCGTCCATGCCGGTGGCTTTGCCGTAGAGACCTCCGGTGAGAAGGTTCCCGAGCCGTTCCATGATGCTGGGATCGTACTTGGCGGCTTCGCGCACCAGCTCCGGGTTGGCGCGGAATGCCTCGACCTCGGCCATCTTTTGGCGTTCGAGTTCTTTGTCTCGGCCCGAGAGTTCGTTGTACAACCCTCCGGTTGCGAAGTTGGCGGCGTTCTGTAGGAAGTTCTCGAAAGCCATAGTGTTACTCCATCAACGATCTGCCTGCGCCCCTACCGCGGAGAACCCGCATTGCCGCGGCGAGGATCTCATCGGGGTCGTAGTTGACATCCTGGAAGTAGCCGGGAGCAAGCCTTTCGACAGTCCTACGAGGGGGGATCGGAACCTCGGTGGGCATGTTGAATGGGATTATGCGCCCAGGATTACGCACCGGAGTGGTAGTCTTTGGCGGTTCAGCCAGATTCAAATTTGGAATCAGAACACTCGGCCTAGGATTAACAACATCGGGTAAACCCGGAGTACTAGGTGCTTCCGGAGGAATCCCTTGTATAGGAGGCCCAGATGGAGGCTGCTGTGGAACAGGTGTTTGATCACCAATGATCTGGGAAACCTCTTCTTCAGGGATTTCTTTGATGTTCTCATCAGGCTTTGTATCGGCAGGTTTATCCGGCTTGCGGATCAAGCGATCAAGCCACTTCCATTGATCGTAATCGAACACTGGATCCAAAAAGTCAGGAGGGACTTCAGGGAGACCAAACCTCGGCGGGTTTGGCGGGACTCTAGGCTCTACGAAGTCCGGATTTGGAATCACAGGAATCAAACCAGGACCAACAGGATCCTGAATTTCATAACCCATATTTGAAGGCGCAAGATCAAGTCCTCCTCCGGTATCCATCAAGTCTTGCTTGATCTGCTGCGTTGGCGTTGGTTCCGGCGGTCGGGTTTCGTACCAGCGTGTTGGCGCGTTTGGATTGTACGAGTAGTTTGTATCTTGAGCGACTGGCTGTTGGTTGTAATAGCTCATCGGGTCCACTGGAGGGGTGGCGTATCCGGATCGAGTTACAGGTCCAAAAGCTGGACTAATCAAAGAGGGGGGAGTCGGCGCAGCAAAGTATTGGCCCGCTCCCTGCGGAGGCATTTCAGCTTGGGGCGTGAAAGCTACAGGTGACTGGAGCTTCTCAAGATCAACGAGGAACTTGTCGAACGGAGATGAAGGCTCCTGAGGTTTTGCTGCGGTTTCCCAATCGCCTTTGACCCAGTTCCAGCGATCTCCAGCATCATTAACAATCTCGCCACCAACCACGGACCCCGGCATCCCAGGGATAGGATCTCCAACACGAAAATTCTCGTATCCGGGAAACCCCGAATACGGCCCCGCTGACGGCATTTCGATTGCGGGAAGAATTCTGTTGGTCTCGTTTGCCATAGGTTAGGCTTTGGGAACCAAGCTCTTGATTCGACCGAGCATCCAGTTGGCCACCAGCTTCTTCGCCTTTGGCTTGTTCTTGATCCACTTGGCGAACTTCTCGGCATTGCTGTCGTAGAAGCTCTTGAACCAAGCGGGACCAACGAGTTCCTTCCAGAAGAAGAACGCCTCCCACTGATCGGGGATACACTCGCGGGCGACGGAACACATTGCTGCACCGCCGAGCGCACCGATAGCGCCGGTAACGCCCTTGAGAATTGATAGAGGGGAACCGGCTTGAGACGCTTGGAATTGATTCTGAGCATTCTGCAACGCGAAGCTCGAACCCATCTGCAAGAGTTGTCCTGGGCCAGCCTGCTGCGCTCCTTGAATGTACTGAGGAGGAGCGAACGGCGAAGCACCCTGCTGAAGGCCACCGAGCTGAGCGGCTTGGGAGACGATCGGCTGGAGACCTAGAGCGGACTGGATGTTCGCAATGTTCTGCTGTTGAGTACCCTGACGCTGTTGCTGCGAAGCCATCTGGCCTGCGAAGCTCTGCTGCATCGCGGTGTTCCGCTGACCAGTAGCCGCGAGGATGTTCTGGAAGGCTTCCTGCGCCTGTCGATTGGCGACATCGCTGGTGGTCTGACCGCTTTGGAGTAGGCCAAGAGCCTGCTGACGGCGTTGGATATCGGCGTTACCGATCGCTTCGCTGACGGCGCGGGCCTCGCGGAATGCGGAGAGGTTACCGAGGACGTTGCCGGAAGCGGTACCGCGGGCGCGAGCGGCCTGCTCAGCGGCTCGGATCAAAGCAGGATCGAGCGTACCAGCCTGAGCGAGACCGGCACCAATCTGGCGTTCGAGATCGCTACGGATCCTTGCGGCCTCACCGGTATCCTGGGGGCCACTCGGCATGCCCACACGCTCGTAGGAGGGGGCGGCAATCGTGTCTTCAGGTATTTCCCTGTTCCCAGCCTTTAGATCCTGAAGGAAATTCTCGTAAAGGGCGTAACGAGTAGGATCAACCTCTTGCAGTTCAGACCGTCTTTGAGCAGCAAATTGACGCCCATACTTTTGAGCTACAGCAAGTTGAGCCGCGGCCTGTGGATCAGCCAACTCATTGGACGCCTGAGCAATTGCTCGCGTAAGATCTACATCACCTTGACCCGTGAAATCATAAGTGCGGATTTGGGCCTTACCAGTTTTTGGATCAATCCGAGGATTTCCATCTTTATCGAGAAGGACGTACTCACCTTTTGTTCCGAGTCGAGAGGCTGACTCAAGCTCTCGAATGATCGGGAAGGTCTCTGCTTGGGCATAAACCGCCTCGCGGTTCGCCGCCGCCATGTCTGGTGCTTTATATGTTCCGCCCATAGGAAATCCTCTTGTTCATCAGCAGTTTGAAGTACCTGTCAAAATCGTACAAACGGGAAATGCCTTTTCGGAACCCACCCAGCTTGGTGACGTTCTTCGAGCATAGCCCCATCATGGCCAACCAGAGTGTCTGAACCGCATGCGGCTCAGTACCAATCGCTATCTCAATCCAAGCGATGTGACCGTCCGGGAAGTTATTGTTAAGATCCTCCGACTCCTCGATCGAGTTAAGGAATCGCACGGCCCCTACACCGACACACTTCCCATCCTCGTTCTTCACAATCCCAATCAGCTTCTTGGCATTGAAGATTCCGATCCAGTTGAGCAACTGATCATCGTTCCATGTGGAACAAGTAGGCCAATGCTGTCGCAGCAGTTGGGCCGCTTCGATGATGGTTGGATGTGCGGTCATTGCTGAGGACGCACAGAATCAACGAAGCCAGAGAGGATAGTGGATTGAAGCGAAAGGCGACCACCCAAGTTGGGGTTGGTCTGAACCCTGAACTGGATGTTGTTCCAGCGTCCCTTGCTGATCAGGTTGTACGCTTTGAGGAACTTCTGCGAGTTGGTGATCGTTAGGCTGGAATCTAGGTCCGTGAACGTCCCCGACATGTCGGTGGAGTAGGCGATCGCAGCGTCCGTATTGGAGCTGGTGTACGGGTTATCGAACGCGAACTGGACGCTGTACCCGATCTTGTCGGGGATGGGTTCGTTCAGGTTGTACGCCTTCGTGATCACGCTCGACTGGTAACGGGATCCGCCATCGAGGTACGCGGAGCTTGCGACCGGTGCAAGACGGGTGTTCGGGAGGAAGTCGTTGAATGACCAGACTTGGCCTGCTCCCGCTGAGATTGAGGTCATGTCGCCTGCGAACATGAGGACAGGTCCGAACGTAGAGAACGAGGTGGCGAAGAAGTCGTTCACCTGCCAGTTGTCCCAGTACCCGAGCCAAGAGCGGGCCAGTGAGTGATAGATGATGACTGCGTTGTTCCGGGGGAAAGCGGCTTCGAGTTCGAGCAACGAACCGGATTCGAGGAGAACACCGAACTCACTTTCCAGTCCAAGTCCGTTTGGTTCATCGAGAACGAACGGGACGGCGAGCAGGTATCGGTTGTTCCAGAACACGCCGTCGCAGAGGTCGAGCTTGGTCTTGTCGATCTTGCTGATCAGGTCGTTGATGGGGCTGGAAAGCGCGAGGCCGACGCTTGTCTGGGTACCGGCTTGGATCTGCGCCATCGACCGGATGCCGTCGCGGGAGAGGAAGAATACGTCAGCACCGACTGCGGCGATGGAGCGGTGCGAGGAGCAGCCGATATTGCCGCTGATGAGTGATATGGTCCAATCGGCAGGATCCTGCGTAGGATCGGCATCTACGCTCCAAATTGAGCGTTCCTTGAAGACGAGCAACTTGTATCCGAACCACGAGTACAGACCCTTGATAGGATCGCCGTCGCCACCGACCCGAATGGAGCCGAGCGGATCCCAGGATTCGCCATCGAGGATATCCGAGAAGTAGAGAGTATCGGGCTGGATAGCGGTATCACCGGAGACGGCCCAGAGCCGGTTGGTATGGGTGGTGAGGTAGAGCGGCTTGTTGGGCGGCGTGAGTGATACGAAAGCGACCGCGTGAGACTGGTTGGCTGGCGAGATGGTGACCGTGGGGGCGGTGATGTAACCGCTGCCGGGGTTCAGGATTACGATGGAAAGAACCGCTCCATCGCCACCAATTCTTGCTTCCGCGGTTGCGGTCACACCGCTCGGAGGAGCGGCTATGGTGATTGTCGGGATCGAATTATGACCGCTTCCCTGATTGATGACATCGATGCGGCTGATCTTGCCGGCGGCGATGGAGCTATTGAGGTTCGCGCTGGAGACGTACTTCAGGGTTCCGTAGCCATCGGAATAGAACAGCTTGTCATTGAGCTGAGCGAAGTAGACGAAGGTGGCTGAGGCATTGAGCGTCGCGCCGCTGATCGCGTTATACGAAACGCCAGGGGAACCGAAGTAGAGGTTTTGGGTGTTGGCGTTGCGATCGTTGACCGCGATGACCAGTCGCTCGGACGCTGCGGTATCGAAGTAAAATCCGGAATAGACCTCAGCATTTGTCGGAAGGTTACTGCCGTAGTTGGAGGTGGTTAAGTTCCAAGCGGTGAGGATTTCCTCCCAGTTTCTGGATTCGCTGTTACCGGCGAGTGAAACCGATCCGAGACGAGTGACTAGGTTACCGAAGTCATCGTAGTCCATGTTGATGGCCGACTCCATGCTGGTAGCAGGGATGGCATCGGGACGAGTAGCAGAGACGACACCGGTACTGAAGCCGGTGCTTCCATCCAACAGCATCTGATCATCAAGAGCATCTGAGGATTGGAATGGCATGGCGGATTACAGGATGTCTTGGAAGGTGTAATCGTACAAGCTATCTGGAATGATGCGGCTGATTTGCTGCTGCTGGCCGCGTTCCATGTCCTTCATAATGGAGACTTGAGCGGCTCCCTCTTGGAACTTGGCTTGGGCTTTCCCGTATTGCCGGGAGTATTCGAGGAGATCGCCTTCGGTGTAGGCCATCAGAGCGTTCTCGACACCGCGCAGCTCGAAGTTGCTGTCGTTGACGATCGCTTGGTTCTCGCCGAACTGCCGCATCTGGGACTGCTTCTTCCCGAGGATGAAGAGGGTACCATCGGTGTTGGGCGTGGGAACGAGCTTGATGCGCGGGACGCCGGCCTCGCCGTAGGATGCACCGATGACTCGGGTCCAGTTTACGAAGTTGCCGGGGGTGGACTTGCGGCTATCGACGTTGTTCCAGGTGTTGGGATCGAGCTGGAAGAACGAGACCCATTCCGCGGCGGGGACTTCGAT